AGTCCGGCATGGTGGACGGCGCGGAGATCGAGGTCGGCCCACAGGCTGCGCGCGAACTGGTCGAGGGCTACGTCTTCCCGAACCGGCCGATGGTCGAGGGCCTTCACGTCGCCTGGTCGATCCTGCACGCTGCCATCGTCGGCATCAGCTTAAAAAAAGCGCCCGGCGCGGGGGAGGTGCCGCTGGCCCCCAGCCCCTCCGAAAAGGACAGCTGATCGCCAACTGCGGCGGGATGCACCTGGATTGGGAAAGACTATCGCTTTCAGGCTACTTCGAGGCGCTGGAAGCCCACAATGAGGCGCATGCGACCCCTGGTGCCGAGGCAAGGCAACCGGGGGATCCTGAAAGATTGCGGAGGTTTGTGGAGGCGCACCGGTAGCGATGCGCCTCCGGTATCTCATTCTTCGTTCTTGAGGCCGACGCACTGTTTCCATGCGCCGCCAATCGTGCCGAACTTCTTGCGATATTCGATCCGACTGCCATTGCCTTCCGGATAGACCGAGAAGGCCATGGAGACGCCACCGTACCCGTTCTTGATCAGAACAACCCGCGAACCGTCATCACGGGGCATCGGAGCGGTGTTGTTTTTATTAGCCAGACAGAAGGCAACCTCGTCAGCGCTCTTCTGGGTGTGGAAGACTTCCTTGGGCTCTTCGCTTAAAACCTTGTTGGTAGAAGCGCAGCCCGCAAGACCAAGCGCTGCCGCTACGGCAGCGATCGCAATGTACTTCATATAACCCCCCTTAAGCTGCGGATTCGCAGCGGCCGGACCATTATTTCCGGCGGGCGGTTTGTCTACTAAATTTTCCGTATCTTAGGTTAATGATCAGACGTAGTGGCGATGCTTATCCGTTACTTGCACGCCCGCATTTCGGCGTCGGTCTTGGCTGACCGCGTGCAGTCGTTGACAGGGATCGGATCGCTACCGGCCGAAGCGCTTGAGGGATCGGTTTCCTCGTAACCGGAGCCGAGGCTGAGTTCAGAACCGAACCCGCCGGCACTCCCCTGCGCCGAAAGCCATATCGCAAAGCCGACTGCTCCCCAAAAGGCAATCAGTGCTCCGATCATGGCGCTTTCTTTCAGCTTTCCAGCCTCGGTGCGGAAGCTGCTGGACGCGAATATCTCGATCGATTTCACCAGCAGATACACGCATCCAAGCCAACCAATGATCTGAAGCAATCCATCCTCCGGCACGGGCGGTAAGTCTTTTCGCGCAGCGACATAGCATGCTCAAATGTCCGAAGTCGATCCCGTGATCCTCCGCCTCATGGTCGAGAGAGGCCAGTTCCTCTCCGACATCAACAACGTCAGCCGCGTGGTAGATCAGCGATTCGGCTCGATGGAGCGCGACGTTCAGGACCTTGAGCGGCAGATGAGAGCCTCGCTCGGGGGAATTTCGGATTCCCTGAAGGGTCTGGCCGCTGCTGCTGGCATCGGCATTTCCGTCGGCCAGGTCGCGAGCTTGGCTGACGCATACACCCGCTTTACCAACTCGCTGAAGGTGGCCGGTCTCGAAGGGCAGGAACTCGGCAAGGTCCAGAACGACCTCTACGCGATTGCCCAGAAATATGGCTCGGAGCTGGAGAGCGTAGGGACGCTTTACAGTCGCATAGCCGCCAACTCGAAGGACTTGGGACTTAATCAAGAGCAGCTGCTGCAGCTCGTGTCGGGCACGTCCGCTGCTCTCAAGGTATCGGGACAATCCGCCGAGGAAGCCTCGGGCGCTCTGCTGCAGCTTTCCCAGGCGCTGGGCGGATCGACGATCCAGGCCGAAGAATACAACAGCCTGATCGATGGCGCTCGCCCCCTCCTGCAGGCCGTGGCGAACGGATCAGACCGGTTCGCCGGCTCAGTCACCAAGCTCACGGCAGCGGTCAAAAGCGGCAACGTCAGCACCAAGGAATTCGTTCAGGCCGGGCTGCGCGGCATGCCCTCGCTCATGGCCGATGCCGAGAAGGCAGCGTTCACCCTGAGTGGCGCCCTCACCATCCTGAACAATGCGCTCGGCAAATACATCGGTGAAGCCGACCAGTCCTTGTCGGCGAGTGCCAAGGTCTCGCAAGGGATCTCGTACATCGCCGAGAATCTACGGATCATTCTCCCAGCCTTGGCCACACTCGCGACTGCAATCGGTGTGGGCTATGTTGCCGCCGCCGCCAAGGGCGCGATCTCGTCGGCGACTCTGGCTGCGGCGAACACCCGCGCCGCGCTGACTGCGGAGGCTATGGCGTCGGCCACCTATCAGGCAAACGTCGCATTGCTGGGTGAGCGAGCGGCAGCTGATCTCGCGGCGGTGTCCGTCAGCAGACTCGCTGTTGCGCAGGGCGCGGCAGCTGGCGCAGGCAATGCTCTCTTGGCAGCAGTAGGCGGCCCAATCGGTGCGGCGGTGCTGGCTCTTGGTGCAGGCTTTGCCATCCTCTCGGCGCGCGAGGCGGCTGCACAGGCTGCCGCCGATGACCTGTCGGCATCGATCGAGGGGCAAACGACCAGGTTCGAAGCGCTGCGCCAGAAGAAAGCCCAGGCCGCCGCAGAGACGAACAACCTTACGAAAAAACAGCGTGACGCGCTGACGGCTACCGCCAATCTGACCGGCGAGGCAAACTTGCTGGCGAACGCTTGGGCGCGTGTGATGCCAACTCCAAGGCGCTCGCGAAGCACCAGGCGGTTCTCGCCGATCTCGAAAAGCTCAAGGCTGGCGCCAGCGGTAAAGAACTCGCGACGATCAACACCAAGATCGCGCGGGAGAAGGCGATCATAGGCAACCTGCAGAAGGGTGTCGGAGAGACAGCGGCAATCGCCGCGGCCTCCGGGTCGGCTGCTAGCCACGCGAAAAAGAAGGACCGGACGGAACAAGAGCTGTCCAGGCTTGCGATCGAGGAATTGCAGGCGCGCTTGGATCTTGCGACCAATGCCCAAGACCGGGCCGACCTCCAGAACGAGATCTTGGCCGAAGAGCGGAAACAGCGCGTCGCCGAAATCAATTCCGACGATCAGCTATCAGCGGCTCAGAAGGCGGCGGCCCTTGCCCGCATTGCCAAGCTCTACGGGTCGTCGCCCACCGATAGCGGCGACATACCGGTCACGCCCGGCCTGCTTCAACAGCGGATCAATCAGGACAAGGAAGAACAACTGGCGCGGGAAGCGCTGGAGCGCGCTCAGGCGGGCGCTCGAAACGATGAGGACCTTCTGCGGGCGCAAGCGGACCTCGCCATCACAAGGGCCGACCGCCGCGAAATCGAACTGAAGCTGCTGGACCTCGCCTATCAACAGGAGCGCGCAGAGCAACAGGCTGTGCTGGACAGCGCCACCGCCTCCGACGCCCAGCGCGAGATTGCGGCAGAGCGCCTTCGAATCCTGGACCAGCTCAAGGGATATGACGCTGAACGGATCGGCCGCCAGTACGAATCGCCCTTGGAGCAGAAGCGCCGAGAAGCCCGAGAGACGGCCGCCAACATGGGCGACGCGATCGAGAACATCCAGATCGATGCCGTCGATCATCTGGGCGACAGCATCGCAAACGCCACCCAGGAATACATCAAACTGGGCGGCGTGGCAGGCGACGTCATCAACTCGATCATCGCGGATCTGATCAAGCTCCAGATCAAGCAAGCCATCTTTGGAAGCGCAGGCGGCGGGCTGTTCTCGATGTTCGGCCTCGGTGGCGGCTCTTCGCTGTCCGGCGTCAACTATGGATCGATCGCGAGCGCTGCCGGTTCGGTGAAAATCCCCGGTTTCGCGTCAGGGGGTTACACCGGCGATGGCCCCGCCGACCAGGCCGCCGGCATCGTGCACAAGGGCGAGTTTGTCGTTCCTGCGGATGCCGTGAAACGCATTGGAGTGCAGAACCTTGCCGCAATGTCGAATGCCCGGGCCGCGGCGTCCATGGCCGGCGTAACGGCAGCCGGCGCCGCCCCTCGCCCAGTTGCGCAGACCGTGCTCGTCCAGGTGGAGGCCAACGATTACTTCGATGCCAGGGTGAAGCAAGGTGCGGCATCGGTCGCGCAGCCCATCGGCATGGCCGCTGCTGTCCAGGCCCGCACCGACGCCGGTACGGACGTAGCGCGACAGGCCCGCAGGCGCATCCCCGGGCGCTGACGGCGGTAACGGAAAAGCACGCAATCGCGCACCCTTTCAGGCGCAATGCCTATCTCCCTGCCCACCTGTCCGATGCCGACCGATTACCAGCCCTTGCTGCGCGACTTCGGTTCGGTCCTGACGCCTTTCCTCGGAGGCCCGGAGCAGCGCATAAACCGCTTGGGAACCCGCTTCGGTCTCAAGGTAGAAATGCCGCCACTCGGCGTAGAGGACGGCGGGATGGTCTACATCTCGCGGCTTCTCCAAGGCCGCCAATCGACCGTCATTCTCCCATGGCCGCTTCTCGACTTTGACCCGGGCGCGCCAGGCGCTCCGCTGGTCAGCGCCGCCGTCGCCAGCGGAACGTCGATCCCGATCAAGGGTCTCGCCGCCGGCTACACGGTGAAGGAAGGGCAGTTCTTCAGCATCATCCATTCCGGCCGGCGCTACATGTACATGTTCACCGCCGATGGCACGGCTAGTGCGGGCGGCGCCCTGACCGCCGGGATATTCCCTCTGCTCCGCACGCCCCTGTCGGTGAACGACGTCATCGAGATCGCCCAGCCCATGATCGAAGGCTTGGTGCTGCCGGGCGACGAACTGTCGTGGCAGATCGGGCTCGATAACGCCCGCGCCTTCTCCTTCTCGGTGATGGAGGCCGCGTAATGGATCCGACCCTCAAGAATGCCCTGGCTCAGCCGTCGGTCTTGCTGTTCGGCGCGCTTCGCATCGAACTTCCCGATTACACGATCCGCCTGCTCGACGGCTCTGCCAGCCTCGTGATCGAGGGCGAGACCTATGTCGGCAAGGACGAGACGTTCGGCACAATCTCCACGATTTCCGACCTAAACGAAGAGATCGGCGACAGCGCCCCCGAGATTAGCGTGACCCTGATGTCGCCCGATCTTCCCGCGACCGCGGCGCTCGCCAATCCCGCAATGCAGGGCAGCGTCGCGCGCCTGATGGTCGGCGCCGTCGATCCGATCACCGGTATGGTGTTGGGCCAGCCTGAGACCGTGTTCCTGGGCGAGATCGACGTACCGAAGATCGAGGTGGACCAGTCCGGCGCCCGAACGGTCGAATTCACCATCGTCAGCGTCTTCGAGCGCCTGTTCGAAGTCGAGGAAGGCCAGCGCGCCTCGAATGGCTGGCACCAATCCATCTGGCCCGGGGAGAAGGGCTTGGAGTTCATGACCGGTACCGACGTCAATTTGTACTGGGGCGTGAAGCCTCCGAAGAGCAGCAGCACCGCGCGGTCGGGCAACCTTTGGGCCGTCAGCGCCGCGCAGCAGGTGATTGGCTCATGACCCCGCTTGAACGCCGCCACGCCGCGATCGAGGCGACCATGGCCAAGTTTCGCGACCAGCCCTTCGAGTGGGGCAAGGTCGATTGCGCCCGGGTCGCAGCCTTCCACCTCAAGCAGCTCGGCTACAAGATCGCGATCAGCAAAGCCGGACGCTACACCACCATCCTCGGCGCCGCGAAGGCGCTGAAGCGCCTCGGCTACGCCTCCCTTGCGGAGATGGCCGACGGTCTTGGTCTGCTCCCGATCACGCCTGCGCGCATGCTGCTGGGGGATGTTGTCGAGATCGTTGCAGAGAACTCGATCGGCGCCATCGGCCTCTATGCAGGCAATGGCAACGTCTTCTGCTTCCATGAGGACCACCCCGGTCTGGTCACCCTCAAGCCGACCCAAGATTCCATCCTTCGCGCTTGGAGCGTCCTGCCATGAAGACGCTGCGTACCGCAGGGATGGTCGTCGCCGCTGTTGCCCTCATTGCGACCACGGCGGGCCTTGCCGCTCCGGCTGTCGCCGTGTCCGCGACCGCAGCTGCCAGCGCCGGCGGTGTTGCTGGTGTTTCGGCCGCAACGCTGGGCGCAATTGGCGCTTACGGTGGGCTTGCTGCCGGCGTGCTGTCGGCCGTCACCGCAGCAGTCGCGCCGGGCGTTTCGAGCCAAGGCAGCGCGACGACGTTCCAGACGAACCCGCAAAGCGGGCTGCCCTACGCAATGGGTCGCACCCGCATGTCGGGTCTCCGCTTCTACGCCAACACCAACACCCGGCCTGGCTACACGAAATTCAATGACCTGCTCTGGTTCGGCGCCCTACTCAGCATCGGCGGCCAGATCGACAGTATCGAAAAGTTCACCGGCGACAATGAGCTGGTGACCTTCGACGCCAGCGGCAACGCGATCGGCACGTATCACGACTATCAGGGTCAGAAGATCCACCTCGGCGGCAGCCCAATGGCCAGCGCCCTCGCCCTCTCGCTGGGCGGCGGGACGGCGCCGGGCTGGACCACGGAGCACAAGCTCTCCGGCATCACTCACGCCATGTGGTGCCTGCGCTACAACAAGCAGGGCGAGATGTACGGCGCCGGCGCGCCCGAGCCTGCTTGGATCGGCAAATGGGTCAAGGTCTACGACCCGCGTCTGGACAGCACATACCCCGGCGGCTCCGGCGCCTGCCGCGCTCTGCAGGAATCGACCTATGTGTGGTCGGATAACCCCGGCCTGCACGCCCTCACCTGGTCGCTGGGCCGCTGGCAGAACGGCAAGCGCACTTGCGGCATTGGCGCGCCCGTTGCGAACATCCGCGTTGCCGAGTTCGTCGAATGCGCCAATGTCTGCGATGCCAATGGCTGGAAGGTCGGCGGTGTCGAGTGGACCACTGACAGCAAATGGGACACGCTGAAGCGCATCCTGCAGGCGGGCGGAGCGGTTCCCACGCAGACCGCGGCCATGATCGGCTGCCTTGTGTCCATGCCGCGCACGGCAATCGCGACGATAGAGAGCCGGCACTTGCTCGACAACCTGTCGATCGCGGCAACCAAGAGCCGCCGCGACCGCTTCAACACCGTCATTCCCCGCTATGTCGATGAGGACAGCGACTGGTCGGTGATCAGCGGCACCGCCGTGACCGTCCCCGAATACGTCGCCGCCGATAAGGGCCAGCGCACCAAGGAAATCGACTTCCCACTGGTGCAGGTATTCTCCGGCGCGGAGGCCAAGCAGCCGGGCCAGCTTGCGGCATACGAGATCGTCAATAGCCGCGAGGCCGGACCGTGGGCGCTGACCGTCGGACCTGAGTTCATCGGCCTGCAAACCGGCGACGTGGTCAACCTAAACGTCCCAGAGGAAGGACTGGAAAATCAGCCCGTGCTGATCAAGCAGCGCGGGATCAACCCGGCGACGGGCAAGGTGACGTTCACCGTCGAAACCGAGACCTTCGCGAAGCACGCGTTCGCGCTGGGCGAGACTACCACGCCCCCGGCGCCCTGGCAGCTCACCGCGCCCGATCTGAAGCCGCCCGCGCCGGTCGCGACGGAATGGAGCGTTTCGGGGACGACGTCCGGCGAAGGCTTTCCCGCGCTGCTCGTCGCCGGCGACAGCGAAATGCCGTCGGCTGACGCCATCGTCATCGACTACCGCCTCCACGCCGCTGGCGAGACGGTCGGGGACGGGTGGACCAACTCGGCCATCCTATCGGCGGTGGACACCGTCCGGCACGTCATCGCGCCCCTGGAAAGCCAGACCGCCTACGATGTGCGGATCAGCTACCGGGTCGGCACGATCGACGGCGACACCACGATCTTCGAGCAGGTGGTGACCGGCGTTGGCAAGATCACGATCATCGAGGGCCAGCTTCAGGATCAGGATGCTGCCCTCGCCGAGCTGGACGCAGACATCGCCCAGGCCGAGATCGACATTGCCGCCGCGCAGCAGACCATTGCGGACCTGCAGGCCGACGCAGCAGCGACCGAAACGGCGCTCACCCAAGCGCAGAACGACATCCTCGCTGCTCAAGCCGACATCCTGGCCAACGGCGAGAACATCACGACCCTGACGAGCACCGTAGGCGATCAGGGTGCCTCGATCACGACGCTGCAGCAGACCGCCAACAATCAGGCGGGCCAGCTATCGACCCTGTCCCAGACCGTGGCCACTCAAGGTGGCAGCATCACGACGATGCAGCAGTCTATCACGACCCTGCAAGGAAGCGTGTCGACGTTGTCGCAGACGGTGTCCACGCAGGGCTCTTCGATCACGACCTTGCAGCAGACATCGACTACGCAGGCGGGGCAGATTGCTACGCTGACGACGCGGGTCTCGGCATACGCGCCCAACCTGCTGAAGAACGGTGGGCTAGAAGAAGGCACGGCCGGGTATGGTAGCGCAGCGACCCTGACAATTGAGAACGGATCACGGGCCGGACGCTACATTAGAGCTACAAGCGCGAGCGCTAACTTCGTCGTCAATAGCCCGACAGTGTCCGTCGAAGTGGGCGGTAAATACAGCGGATCATGCGATACTCTGTTTATCGCAACAGCAGGCGCGATGCACTGCAATCTGATCTGGCTGAATTCCTCTGGATCCGAGGTCGGCCGTGTAACGTCGTCTGTCCGGGGCGGTCATGATTTCAGCCTCGACGACAGCGGCCGCGCCCTGAACGCAACGAGCGGTACAGCCCCCGCGGGAGCGGTGTCCGCATTGTATCAAATCGAATGGTTCGGTGTATCCGGCTTGGTCTACGCAGGCGCGCGACTTCTGAAGATCGAATCTTCCGATAGGTGGTCGAGCTACTCCAGCGAAGCGTCGATCATTCAGACCTATACCGCCGCGCAGACCTCGACCACGCAGATCGCTTCGCTACAGACGACGGTATCGACACAGGGCTCCACGATCACCGCGAACAGCACGGCGATCACCACGCTCCAATCACAGACGGCCACGCTCACAACCCAGGTTACGTCCGGAAGCCCGAACCTACTTAGCAACGGGGGATTCGAGAACGGCCTAACCGATTGGGCAGGAGATAACGCAACCTTCAGCATAGCCAACGGCGGTGGCTGGGGATACTTCGCGGTCACCACTACGAACATCGCTAACGGTGGTTATGCCGCCCTGTATCATTCGCGCGTATCCGTAGACCCCACCGCTATTTATACGCTGACCGCCGACGCCCTGCTATTCATTAGCGCGGGCGTCGGCCGTTACTACATGCAGATCAACTGGCATGACGCGTCCGACCAGTTCATTTCCGCGAATGTGGGAAGCGCTCGGCCAAACGATGTCAATTTCGACAGCGGGTCAAGTAACCGCCAATATAGCAAACTCACGGTAGCGGCGCCGTCGAATGCTCGATTTGCCCGCATTTATATCTCGATGACCAAGGATAGCGGTACGGTTGGATCGTTCGGTATTCGTCAGGTCAAATTCGAGCGGGGAAGCTTTGCGACACCGTATAGCAATGAAGCGAGCGTCATCCAGAGCTTCCAGACCCTCTCCACCCTGACCACCCAATACGCCTCCCTCTCTACCACCGTCAGCACCCAAGGCGTGACGATCACGAGCCAGCAGACCGCGATCACGACGATCAACAACAACATTACCTCGATCATGGGGCGATGGGGCGTGGAGATCGACGCAAACGGCTATGTCAGCGGCATTGCCTTGAACAACAACGGCGCGCGGGCAGACTTCGCGATCCGCGCCGATCGGTTCAAGATGGTCCCACCCGGCGGCAATGGCTCCGATGGGAAGTACATTGTAGTCGACGGAAACGGCCGAACCACGGACTACATCCTCTACCAGGGCGTTCGCGTAGTCGAAATGGGCTGGCGCGACTGATGCCCTGGGTATTCCGCTGCCGCACGCCAGCTAACGAGGTAACATACGACAGCTGGACCGACGAAACGCTGTTCTATTACGGCACCTTGTCCATCCCAGCGAATGCGACGGGGTCTTGGAATTATCCGGATCTGGTCAATCAAAAGGTCGCCATCGTTCGTTCAGACGTGGCGGACCCGTCGGGTGGTGCGGGCGCCACCCCGCCTCCCGTCATGGGCAAAGAAATTGCCCTATCATTCCCCTCCGGTGTCCCCACGATCACAGCCACCCACCCACCGGAGCCACGCAGTCGGTGGCGACGGAAATCGTGATCTTGACGGTAGGAGGAAGCTGATGCCTTGGGGGTTCTCGGCGACGAATGCCGGCAAGCGGCGTGTGGTCGACAGTGAAAAATCGGCCTACGGCTATATTGGCAAGGTCACACCAGCGTTTGTCCCTGGATCGGGCATTGCGGCCTCTCAAGCCAGGTTCACCTGCGTCGGCCGGCCGTTGCTCTATTACGAGCTGAACACGACCAACCCTATGGGGATTCACCGGCTCGAAGAAGTGTCCGCGAATACGTGGCGAGTGCTCACGCTTGGCACGAACCCGGTCCGTATTTTCGGCCGCGTAGACCTTAATTGGCCGAATGGAACATCCGCGAACTGGGCAGCCAGGCTGCGCCGTGTTTCAGACGGAAAGGTGACATTCGACAGCGGGCTGCGGATGCTCAAACTCGCGGGTTGGACGGCTTACACGAACCTTGAGTTGACGTTGGACCCGGGCGACGCGGAAAACCTGCTTCCGGTCACACCTCCGTTGAACCCGAACGGCCGAAGCATCAACTGGCAGCCGAACCTCATAAAGTGGGTTTACAATTCCGTAGCGCTTGGCGGGGGGCAGTCCACCGCCAGCACTCAAATGCAAAAACCTTCGTGGCGGATCAGCGGCTCCACTTTAATCAACAGCTGGACAGCTTTCGACACAAGAGCCGGCCCAGGCAGCGGCAATCTTACGGCCCGCAGATCCATCGGCGGAAATGTTTCGGCACCGATCACGATGATCGACAACTCGGCTTTTCCATAACGGCGACAAGCGGCCGCTTCTGCCCCACTGACGGCGGTAATCCGCCCTTCCCTCCCCTGACATGCTCGGGCGGAAGGAGTTTTCATGCTGCACCTCAAGACGGCCGCCGGTGAGCGGCTTGAGATCCCGGCCGGTTGCATCATCGCGGTCATGCGCCCGTGCGACGGTATCAATCCGAGCGCCATCATGTACGACATGGGCGCCGGCCCGGCGATCGATCAGCTTTCCGACCAGTATGGGTTCGTCAAAAAGACCGTTCAGGATGCTGGCGGCATGATCAACCCGATCGAGGTCAAGATCGTGGAGGCCGTCACCGTCGGTGAAGGCGAGGAAGCGGCCACGGCCCTCCAGCAGGGCCGCATGATCTTCGCCCGGTCCCGCATCGAGGGCCGCCGCGAAGTGATCGGCGATCCCAACGGCATCCGCGCCGGGCTGTTCGTGAATCTCACCGGCCAGAGCATGCGCATTAACGTCGCGGACACCCTGGACGAGCTGGACGGCGTGGAAGCGGATGACGCGCCCATCGCGCCGCCTGTCCCCATGCCTCTGTCACAGGAGCCGAACCATGGCTGATCCGACTGTTTCCGAAATCGACGCCCAGATTGCCGAGCTGCAGCGCCAGCGCGACATCAAGTCGCTCGAAGGCTCGCAGGCCGTGGCCGCCGCCCTCAAGTCGGGCAAGGTCGCGACCCTCGCCGAGGATCTGGCGGCGCTGATCGCCGACCTGTCCCCGGCCAGCACTGCTTATCAGCAGGCAAAGAACATCATCAGCGTGCTCACCGGCGGGCGCAACCTGATCGATGGCGACATTGCCCGCATCCAGGCGATCGTCGACGCGCAGGCCGAGACCTGATCCCATGACCGACCCGCGCAAGGAAGCGTTCGATGCTGTCCGCGCCATTTCGCGGCCGGGCTTGTTCAACGATCCGGGCAACGTCCTGGCTTTCGACAATCTTCTCGACGCTTTCGGAGCACCGCGCATGGCCACCACCACTAGCATCCCAGACGACTACTGGCCGATGCTCGCCAAGATCGAAAGCGGCAACCGACCGTACATCAAGGCCGCCACCTCCAGCGCTTCTGGTCTCTATCAGTTCATCAAGTCGACCTGGATCGGCGAAGGCGGCAAGTGGGGTGCGGATGCCAGCAAGGCATTTGGCGGCCTCACCCCGCCCGAGAGTGAGCAGACCGCGCGCGCCAAGACCTTCACGGAGAAAAACGTCGCAACGCTCAAGGCCAAGGGTATTCCGATCAACAAGGCATCGCTCTACGCCGCGCATTTCTTCGGCGCAGGAACTGCCGCAAAGGTCATCGCTGCCGACGTGAACGACCGAGCGGATCTGATTGCGGGAGACGCGGCGACCAAGGCGAACCCGTCGATTCTGAAAGGCAAGACCGTGGGCCAGTTCTTAACGTGGCTCCATGGCAAAACCGGTGCATGGGCCCGGTAAGACGAGACGGGGCACATGGAAAACTTCTCGCTGTCGGATTGGCTCACTGCAGCGGCCTACACGCTGCTTGCAGCCGTCGGGGGCCTGCTCGGACATGCCATGCGTGAGCATGACAAAGGCAATAAGCTGAACTGGCTGCGAGCCATGACCGAATCCGTGTCATCCGGTTTCGTCGGATTTCTCGTCATGCTGCTTTGCTTGGCGATGGGCCTCGATCCTTTGTGGACCGGTCCCATCGTCGGGCTATTCGGATGGCTCGGCGCCAACGTCACTATCCGGATGCTGGAACGCATCGTTTACGAAAAACTGGGGGTCAAACTGCGCGCCAACACCGACAAGAGAGTGGCAGCGGCTAAAGCTCAAGAGGAGGACAGGCCGTGAAATGGCTTCTCAATCTGCTTGCACCCTTCAGGTCCGAACTTTTCGCCATGGTCGGCGTGCTGGCGGTTTGCGGAATAGGTGCGGCCATCGCTGGCTATTTGCACATCCAGCGGCAGAACGACCAGATCGAGAATCTAGATGCGCGGGTTGGTGACCTCGTGGTCGCCAATAAGGGGTGGGCCGCACGCGTCGCAGAGCAGGATCGTCTCCGAGGGCTGGAGCAGAAGAATGTCCTGCTACTCCAGGACAAGCTCGCCCTCATCGAACAGCAGAACACCGCCGCTGCCGCGCAGCTCAAGCAATTGGAGGCCACCAATGCCGAGGTTAAGGAATATCTCTCTCGCCCTATCCCTGCTGACCTGCGCCGCCTGCTCGACAAAAGGTGAGATCGCCGCGGTGCCGCCCGCGCCGGCCTACCAAGGTATCCCGGCCGGGCTGATGACCCGTTGCGTCGTGAAGGACGTGGAGATGCTCACGACAGGCGACATCGTCACGAGCCGGAACCTCTACAAGGATGGGTTCGAAAAGTGCGCCGCGAAGGTGGACGCAATCCGCGAGCATGACGCGGCAGCGAGGGCGTTGGGCGACTAAAAAGGATTGCAAGTGTGCATAAGTGCGCGCTGAAACGCAAGCGCAAATAACGATACGAAGTTGCAAAAGTATCAATTGCTTATGCGAAATTTCCAAATAAAATTCTGTCCATAGAATCAGCCACTTGATTTTGCCGATGCCCTTGGGTCGCAACTTAACCACGAGTAACGGCAGGGTCACCATCTTAATAGAGAGGTGGCCCTTTTTTTATTAGCGCGAGACATCTTTGATCCGCCATTCCGACCTCGCGTTAAAATCTGTTTGTATTCAGCTAGGTGGCGCGAGCGCTGCCGCCAGAGCCTAGCGATTTCCGGCTGCTTCCGTAGAATTAGTTGCGAGCCGGGCTTGACGCCGGCTGACCAAGGCCCGCCACGTTGATCCCCTTGTTTGCCCCCTAAGGCACGTCCATCTGTGCTGCGGCGGCTCCGGAAAGGTCCGCATCTTGTCCACCGTCTTGCGGTTGATGCCATAATACGCAGCGGCACCCCGACGGCTCATCCCGTCGATAATCACCGCGCCGGACCTTCTGGTAAAGCTCCACTCTCTTCATCCTTCTCCTCCACCCAAAAACGGAGGTTAGCAGGACTGGCCCCTTTTTATCCCGGTGCTCTCAGGCTTCGAGAAGTGTGCCGTGAAGCAGATGCGATACGCGAGCATGACGCTGGAGCGCGCGAAATTTCCCGGAGAAATTGAACAGCCACAGAGCGAGTATCTTACCTCGCCAAACGGTGTTGCGCGGCTTAAGGAGGTGCCGCGCCCCACTTACGAGCGCGGACGCGAATGCGCGTTATCACATTATTAACTGTTCAAAATTCGGCATATCCGTAGATTTGCCGTGGTTAGGTTCAGAGCAGTCGCATGGGGGGCAACAGCCGCATGTAGACGCCAATGACCAGGGAAGGAGTTGGATGTGAGAACCATTGAACACGCCGCACGCGTACTAGCGGAAAAGCAAAGTGGACACGACGACTGGGCTTGCTTGGAGGATGATCTTCGCGCGGAGATTGTCGCGGAGGTCAAAGCGGTCCTCGGGGCGCTGCGCACGCCAAGCAGCGATATGATATCCTCGGGTGCAATTGTCCTTCGAAATCGCGGGTTCGCGTTGGGGCACGCCGATATTGCGGAAGCATGGTCGGCTATGATCGATGCGGCGATCAGCGATCCCCTATCAGCTTAGGCAAGTCCGTATTTGTCAGGCTGAGGAACCATTTACGATCAATAACGTTATACGCGCGGTCCTGACCGTTGCGCCTTTCGTTACTGGTCCGGCCCACCCTATCTGCGCGAATGCGCGAGACGACCCAAACCTTCGCCCGGCGCGGCACTGCGCCGAGCGCTTTCAAAGTAAATGGCGTCCCAGGGATCGCGCTTCCAGCGAGGGGCGGCCTCCTTTAATTCCAAGTTTTGCTCAGTGATACCAGAGGCTAGCGGCAGAATCCCAGCGCGCACTCAGGCTGTTCGCTTTCGATATTCCATGCGCATTCTCATAAGCAGTGTGAACTTCGGTCATCAATGTGACGCCGCCAACGCGACCCAGCGTTTCGCCAATCGAGAAGAGCGCGAGCCTTTGCAGTGAATGCGCGTCATCATGGGAGAAAAGGCCCTGCGAAAGAATATTCTCGATATCGATCTTTTCGGTTCGAAACCCGGCAGAGTTCACGGACGACTCCCGCAACTTAAGGTATTCTGAAAGGAGGCGGTCAATATAATCGATAAGCTCATTTAGCTGCAATTCGTCCATTGAATCCCCTTTCTCGAATACCGGTTATGCCTGGGTGGAAAGTAACTAGTAATGATGGCGGCGGCGAGCGCCATTCGGCGTTCGCCCTCAGGCCACTTGGCTCTTTCTCGTCTCGAGATCCACAGGGACCGAAAGAAACCATTCCCGCAAGCTAGCATCCCAAGAAGCAAGCCCCAATTCCACGGCGTCGGCTATTGCTTCCTCGATACTGTCACGCCACCCCGAACGCGGGCGCCCGAATATGGTGATCCGATATCCATTCGGCACGATCAGTAGCTCGACCAGTCGAGTTCGGCGTCGTCGACCGCTTCGAACATCTCAGGATCCGCGCCGGTGTCGCCCAACCGCTTTCGGACGGCATCAGGGCCGCCGTGCTTCGGGAAGCCTCGGTCAGCCTTGGCGATGGTGGCAAGCTGCCCGATGAAGCCGCCCTTCTCCGTCTGTTGGATCAGCCAGGTGCCGAAGCAAGGGCGCGTATCGATGTCCATCACAATGCTCCTTTTCCGAATCAGCGGAACGGCGCTATAGCATGTTCCCCATTCGTTCTCATATGGAGTTTGTCATGGACCGCACCGTCACCCTGCCGATCGACCTAGCCGAGCGGCTTATAGCAGTCGCAGCGCGGGTTCAGGGCGTGAACGACACGCCCACACTGATGATGTTCGCGGAAGCGAGAAAGCTCATCGAGGACGAGAGGCGAAAGTCATGACCTGCCGCATCTGCACCGCAAACGACGAGGAAGCGCTAATCGCGCAGATGGCCGAGGCCATGTGGCTCACGCAAGAGACGCGCGATCCGGATAACGAGTGGAGGCCGTGGGACCATGCCGGGCCTACTGGCAGCGGGTCATGCTGGATTACGCGCGGGCGTCGCTTAAGGTGCTGCGCCGGGACTTCGCTGCATAGCCACCAGGCACGCGGCACGGGCTTGGAGGCCCTCAACCTCGCGCACGAGGCGGCGCCAGCGTTTCAGACGCCGCGGATCAGCCATAGCCCAATTCGCCCACATCTCATCCGCCCGACGTCCCTTGCGCTCAGCCAGCGCGAGCAGGGTTTCTCTGGTCATGATCCTTCCTTCCAGCGCTTATGGATCTCATTGCAGTCGGGTAGCCGCGTCCACCACAGACGGGCTTCGTCCTCTTCAGCGAATGGCCATTCTGTATCTTGCGGAGTTCCGACCCATGGGGGCTGACAGATCGGCATGAGGTGCCACAGCACATCCCCATCATCATCGCTCCATTGATCGAGCGTCCGCGGTACGTGTAGGCGATCGATAACCCCGCAGTGGGCGCGCAGGCTCTCCATCCGGTTCGCCGTAGCCGTCATGAAATGGCTGTATTCGGGATCCAGGTTGTCGCGCGCTTGCATCCGAAGCTGGCCGACGAAAGTCTCGGTAGGCCATTTATCGAGCCCGCCGCCGTCTGTCTGGCTTTCAATCTTCTGGAGGCGATCCGCGGCTTTGCGCAGGCGCTCGATCTCGGCAGCGGCTTCGCACTGCAACTCCATCTGATTACGCTGCGAAAGAAGTCTGGTCGTCCGCAATCTGGCGACAAGATCGCTCTGGGTGGTCTCAGGCATGGTCATAGAACCTCCAGCACAGTGATGCGGCCCGTCGCGAAGCACCCGGTATCGATCCAGCTCATGTTCGCGGAATGGAGCGGCGCGGCGGTGGGCGTGTGACCGAAATAGACATGATCGACGTTCCGGATCGGCGCGAGAAGGCCGCCGCGTTTGGCCGTGGCCACGCGCTCCCTTGCCCACATCGCATAGTCCTGAACTTGCTGCGTCGGCAGCATCGCCATGAACTCGTCCCAATCCGTGCCTACCATGTCCGCATGGACGAGGCCGATCTTCCGGCCTATCGGGCTGATGACGGTCATTGCGACCGGCAGTTCTTCCGCCATCGCTGCGAACTCGTCTCGCTCGGTCTGATCGAGAAGGCCGAACCAACCGCCACCATTGATGACGTGCATGTCCGCGTTGCCCCGCGCGCTCTCGATCATCATTTCCTCGTGGTTGCCCCGGATCGAGAGGAACCACGGCTCATCCAGCAGCCGCATTACCTCCGCGCTCTTGGGTCCGCGATCGACAAGATCACCGACCGCATGGAGCCGGTCCTTCTCGCGATCGAAGCCAAGCCGGGCAAGCTCCGCCTCCAGCTGGTCGAGGCAGCCGTGAATGTCGCCCACGACGAACATGCGCCAACCGCTCATACCGCCGCCTCCGAAACATCGATCGCGAAGACGGCGACAGGATCGGCGCCGAAGTGCTCATGCTGGATGGTCCGCCGGTCGTAGCCGCGCCACACCCGCGTTAGACGGGTCTCGCCCTCCACACCGCCACCCTTCGGATAGCCGCGTCATCACCACATGGCGATAGGTCCGACCTTCGAGGCGCTTGGTCCAGAACGGCGTCTGCAAACGAAACTCGTGGAACTTCGTGCCGGCGGCGATCTGATCGAAGTAGATGCCTTTGACCGGGATGATGAGGTCTCGGGGTTTGTTGTCAGCAGGCATTTAACCCTCCGATCTTTGGCGACGATTCGCTCAATTGCTGTGGAAAAGTTTGGCGCGAACGGCCCGTGAACAGATTGTGCCGCGCACTGTGCGCCCGAGTTCTGCGGGTTCCGCGCTTTTCGCGCGTCCTGCGTTGACAAGAAAACCCGGAAACCTTAGGTGCACGGGCATAGGCCGCTACGGAGACGTGGGTGAGTGGCTGAAACCAGCGGTTTGCTAAACCGTCGTACCCTTAAGGGGGTACCGAGGGTTCGAATCCCTCCGTCTCCGCCACGGCGCCGCAGTTTTCTGCGCTTCGTGGGCCTAAGTTTCAGCCCGGGTCCACGATAGGGACCATGATAGACACTTCGCTTGGAAGAGTTTTTCATGGACTATCGTGGACCTCGGGCTAGAAATTTTTCCGGGAAATTTGTAGATTTTCATGACGCCGGCGAATGCATTTACGTCGGGTGCCGTGATTTGTTGAGATCGGTAAAGTCGCGGCGAGCCCCGAGTCGCCTTGGCCGGCGAAGGACTATATCTCAGCGCCTCACCGTTTGCTGATTAGATCGCTGCTGCTGCTTTAGCGTGATGTCACTCTTCTCGCTCGTCGCGGCCGCGCTAGCCGCCGAGCGATTCCATGGCAACGATATCAACGTGTCCGTTAAGGCTAAGGTGAAGACCGATACGGCAACGTCGTGGATCGATGTTCGCGATGATCGACCGTTTGCTGGCCCGATCCACTGCCAGCGCTGTGCCATTGTCACGCGATCGGCGCGGTAAACAATCCAAGGCCGTGCCTGGCGTTTGGTCAACCCATCCTGCAAGCCAATGCCTATGTCCGCTACAGCGAGCTTGACGACCAGCCGAGATTTGCGGGGCCACTTCACGAGCATCACTGGAACAACCAGAGTGGTCGCAAGGAAAAGGCGGGGCGCCATCACAGCGCCCCGCCCTTGTTTCGGCTCTTTCGGAAACGATCCCCTGGCGGTCGTCCGAACTCAGTACTTCAAGCGAATGCTTGCACCGTAGAACTTGTCGTCGATACGGATGTCGTGCGGGAAGGCTGGCGTATCGAAGTAGCTGTAATACTTGCCGCCGTTCACATTGACGCCATCGAACGTGACGGTGATATTCGGTGTCACGTCATAGCCGATCGAGAAGTCGAGACGGCCGTTGGACTTCACCTTGTTGAACTGCACCGAGTCTGTCGAGCCGGTCAGCGTACCCGCTCCGAATGCCGTCTCGTTGTAGCCCGAGCGCCAGGTGTAGACCACGCGCGCGGTGATGCCGTACTTCTCGTAAAGCGCGCCCGCGGTGTAGCTGTACTTTGAAACGCCGAGCAACTGCTGGCCTTCCAGAAGATCGCCCTTGGTCGTCACCTTGCTGTCCGCATAAGTGAAGGTACCCATGAGACCGAAGCCGTCGAAGCCTTCGGGCAGGAAATCGAGGAAGAACTGGCCGGCCGCCTCGATGCCCTTGAGGTTCGAGGAACCAAGGTTGCGCGGCTGGGTGATCTGGTAGGTCTGTCCATCGATCACCTGGATCGTGGTGTCCGGTGCCACGCGATCCTTGAGCTTGCGGTAGTAGCCCGCCAGCGAGACATAGCTCGAACGGCCGAAGTAGTATTCCGCAGTCACGTCAAAGTTGTGGGACTGCTGCGCCTTGAGATCGGGATTGCCGCCGGAACCCGCCAGGATGACGTTCGGGTTGCCGCCCGGCGCTGCCAGCGACAGGCCGGGGTTGAGATCGCCGAACGTCGGCCGCGACATCGTCTTGGCATAAGTACCGCGGAACTGAAGTTGGTCGTTCGCCTTGAAGCGGATGCTGGCGTTGGGCAGGACGTAGACGTCCGAGGTGTCGCGGTTGACGGGTACGAACAGGTCGCTGCCGTCCGTTGCCCCGCCGATCACGCGCGAGGTGCCGTCGATCGTGCGGTTGGTCCGTACTACGCGCAGGCCGACAAGGCCGTCGATCATCGAGACATCGCCGATATCGAGCTGGTACTTGCCCTGCATATATGCCGCGAAGGTCTTCTCCGCCGCATCGTAGTTACGGGTCGGATCCCAGTCCGGATCGCCGGCGGGCGCGCCGTAAAGCGCACGCAGGTCATCGGTGTTGTTGAGCAGGTAATCCGCGTTGGGCGTATACCAGTGCGATCCGCCATTGATGTAGGGGATGGAATCGGGCGAGCGCACCATGAAGTCCGAAGGCAGGCCAACGGAATCGACCAGTGTGCCGCGGTTCGGTCCGGGGAACGAAGGACCGCCTGCCACGGCCCGGAACGTGCCCTGGCGATCGCTGTAGCGTGCACCGACCTGGACCTGGCGCAGGAAGCTGCTGTCCACGTCGAACGCGGAGTCCAGCTTGAAGGCATACTGGCGGCTGTTGGACTTGTTGAGGTCCTGGAAAAGCGGGATGACAACACAAGGACGGCTTAGTGACAGGCTCCTCCCCCCTCATCGTCGATGAGCCCGTCGCTCAGCTCGGCCGCAATCTGACATATGGCCTGCTCGACAGCATGGGCCGTGCCATCGTTACCGGGCAATTCGATAACAAGGTTTTTCCCACCGAAGCCGAGCTTGCCAAGCAGCAAGGCGTCAGTCGCTCGGTAACGCGCGAGGCGGTCAAGATGCTGACCGCCAAGGGACTGGTCAGTGCCCGCCCGCGCCAGGGTACCATCGTGCAGCCGACGTCGTCCTGGAACCTGTTCGATACCGATGTCCTGCGCTGGATGCTCGAACGCCAGCTTTCGGTCGAATTGCTGCGCCAGTTCAATGAGTTGCGTGTCGCGGTAGAGCCTGAGGGTGCCGCTCTGGCGGCGCAAGTCGCGGGAGAGGAAGACATTTCGCGGATCAGAGCGGGTCTTCTG